TGCGGCGATGATCTGGGCGGAAGCCGTCGTGCCGGATTCGGTAATGGTGACTTTGGTCATAGCCTTTAGGAAACGACGCGACGGCGGGTCGCGGTAAAGCTGAGGGAGAGCGCGATCGACGCATCGCCGACCACGTCGCCGGCGTTCTCGAGCGTCAGCATCACGCCGTCGTAGCGAAACTGGGAGATCGCCCCGTTGGGTTCCTGGACCGTCTCGAAGATCTGCGCCGGAACCTCGGTCAGGCCGGAGTAGTAGTTGTCTTCGAGGGTGCCGAAGTAGCGGTCGATTTCGGGGCCATTGCGCTTTGCCTGGAGCGAGCCCGACCAGCCATCAAAGAAGCGCAGCGTTTCGGTGATGCCGTCGATCCGCTTCACCCGCTCGACGGTTGCGTCCTGCTTGCGGGTGAAGTTGGTGATCTTGGGAATCGACAGCGGGCCGGTGGACGTTTGCAGTACCAGCGTGACGTCGCGCCCGACGGAATAGCCATTTTGTGGCATGGATTTCTCCTGAAAGACGTGGGCCCGGCGCTATGCCGGGCGTCTCGTTGGTTACTGCGCGGTGGTCGACGACCGCACGACCGTGGCCTGCGAGCCCTCGACGTTGACCAGGAACTTCTCGATCACCGACAGGTAGATCACCTTGACGTCGGCCTGCATGTAGCCGAGCGCGACGCGGTTGATCGGGTTGTTGGCGGCGTCGATCTGCACCGAGAACGCCGGGCCGCCATTGACGGCGCCGATCATCCCTTGCTGCTCCATCGAGGAGAGGAAGCTCGAAAGCGTTGCCGACGCCTGCTGCCGCTTGGAGACCGACTGCAACTGGCCGACGTATTTGCCCATACCAGCATTGATCGTGCTGGCGATGTAGTTCGTCATCCGGGTGTAGTTGTCCCCGTAGGTCAGCGAGTTGGAACTCGTGTTGTGCCCGATCCGGCAGCCGAAGTAGTTGCCACCCGGCACCGGGTTCGTGATGACGTCGTAGCCGGCCTGGGCCAACGCCTGCAGTTCGGCCGAGCTGTACGTCTGGTTGGCCGACGACTTCTGGGTGCCGACCACGCCGAAAAGCTGCTTGTTCAGGCTGCTTTGCTCGGGCGACAGATTGGCCAGCAAACCGGCGACGAAGCCCTGCGGTGAGATCAAACGGGTCAAGCCGTTCGCCGTGTCGAGGAAGTTCACCCAGTCGCCAAACATCCACTTGAACGCGTAGGTGTCGATACCGGCCGTGGCCTTCACGGTCACCGCATTGGCGATCGTGTCGCCGGCCGGGCCGGTGCCGATCATGTAGATGCCCTCGGACAGGCCGAAAGCCGACTGCGTCGTGAACGTCGTGGTGTCGTCGCAGTCCGCCAGCATGGCGATCGAGACACCTTGATTGCGCAGCGCGTACATGCCCTTGCGCGGCACGGTGTCCTGGCCCACAAGTACGGTGCCGGTGATGGTCGTAGCGCCATCGGTACCGCCTGTGAGCGGGAAGCTGGCGGCGGTAGGAGCGGCTACGCCCGCGCCGGCGGTGGCCGTGATGATCTGGGACGCCCCGCGCTGGATGCTGTTGCCGTTGTTGATCGCGGCGGCGATGGCCACCCACAGGGCGTTACCGGTGAGTCCGGCGCCGATATTGTCGAAGACTTCGGCTGCCAGGGTCGGAGCCGCGACGGTCGCCTTCCAGGTGTTGGCGGCAGAGCCGGCTGCGAGCGAGACAACGATCGTGTTGCCCAGCGTGCCGGTGTACTTGCCGGTCAGCGTCAGGCAGTTGGTCTGCACTGAGGCGGTGGCGGCGACGTCGGTGCCATCGGAGACGCGCACGCAACGGAAGTTGTTCGCCCCGTTGATCACGGCAGCGGCGACGGCCGTTCCCATGTCGTACTTGCGGTTCATGACCGAGCCGAACGTGCGCGCGTAGGCAGCCATGTCGCCAATGATGGTCGGCGAGTTCGTCGGGCCCCATTGGGCAGTACCCACAACGCCCAGGATGTTGGTCGGCACGCCATTGAGCAGCGTCACCTGCGGCGGGACGATCTGGACGTAGAGATCGGGAACGATGAGGGCGGTCGTATTGATGCTGCCCTGCTGGACAATCGGCATTTGCGCCTCCGGAAACGAAAAAGGCCGCCCGGAGGCAGCCAAAAATGAACAAAGCCGCCCGAAGGCGGCAGATCTAGTGGTTACTTCTTCGTCGGAGGCGGGTCCGCCGCGACCTTGGTCACGTAGGCGGCCTGTTCACAGGCCAGCACCGCAGCGACTTCCTTTTCGTCGGTGATCTCGTCCCCGACCTGGTGGCCGCCAAACGGCGTGGTGACAATTAGCTTCATGGTTCACTCCACAATGGTTGCGATCGGGAACTGCGCTTCGAGAGACGGGCCAGCGCTGACGTTGGTCTCGGTGACCGTGATCTGCGCATCCGTGCGCGTCTGCGTCGTCGAAAACTCGACGGCGTAGATCAGGTCGCGCCGGTAGACGCTTTCCTTCTGGCCGCTGTCGTCCTGGTGGCTGGCCTTGTAGCGAAGGTCGGCCAACATTCCGTCAGGCAGCGCCAGATGGAACGTCCCGGACAGCGCCGCGTCGAGCGCATCGGCCAGCGGCTCGCGCGCGTCAAAGCAGTTCGCCCAAACGGTGATCTGGAAATAGCGTTCTTGCCGGCGCAGTTCCCGTAGGCTCGTGCCGACTCCGCCGACGCGCGGCGAAATGGCTTTTGCACCCGGGATGGTCACTACGGCACCGGCGGACGTGGCCGGCTGGTCAATCGCTACCCGCGCGGCGAGCGCCGTCGCGATGGAGGTAGGCGTGTCCCCGGCCTGTACGCCGTACACGTAGCCTTTGCCGTCCACCACTAGTGCTGCGTTCTGCGGCGTGCTGACCGCTCCCCCTACCGTCACAGCCTGGCCCGCCAGGGTGAGCGTCAGCGTGTTGGTCGGCGCCGTCATCTCCCGCCAGTCAGAAACCGCCGTGTCGACCACCTTCTCCGTGGTCGGAAACACCGAGACATGCGCCTTGCCGTCCTTCAGGTCGGCCATCAGGACGGTTGTCGTTGGCCATCCGCCGTAGACCTTGACAGGCCGCCCGGTGATGGACGGCTGGCCGGTCCCGTTCGGGTAGATGATCTGAGCGATGAGCGCGACCAGCGCATTAGATACGTCAGCTAGGCCGGCCATTACGCGTGTACCTCGGTTAGATCGAGCCGCCACATCTGCTCAGAGCGCTCGGCCCCGCCGACGCTAAAGCGCCGGCCGAGGTCATCGATGACGATGTCCCCGGAAGCGATAACGATCGGCACGCTGACCGGCAGCCAGATCCGGAAGCCGTGTTCGTCGCCGGATGCCGGCAGCTCGGCGTGAGTTCGGGTCTTGCCGCCGAAGAGTTCCGCGCACGGCCAGCCGCCGGCACCGCCCGGCGATCCGATGACGTAGTCGTCGTCGCCAGCACAGACCCCGGAATAGCCAACATTGCCCACCGCGTCACTGGCCGGCGGCCGCGTCACCCAGATCCGCCGGTTGCATTCGATGGCCAGGATCGGCAATTGGTCCTGCATGCCGCCCACGAAGTAGACGCTCGAGCCGCGGACCAGGTAGTCCCCGATCTGGGTCTCCCGACCATCGATCAGGCAGTACCAGTAGGGCTTCTCGGGCAGTCCGGGCCGTGTGAACGACCATTCTTGAGCCGAAAACGCCGCATTCAGGCTTGCCACCTTGACGGTCAGGGGGTCTGCCGCGCCAGCCGGCCGGTAGACGTCATAGACGTAGCCGATCCGCTTGGCGGCCTTGGCGTAGCCCGCGTAGAGCTTGCCTTGCAGCTTGGCTGCGTCCATTCATCAGTCCTTAGTCATCGAGCGTCAGCGTGTCAAAGCCGTTGCCACAGTCCGTCTGGAAGTGGCTGGCGACCTGAACACCCTGCACTGCGCTTCCGCCGAGGTACATCGTTGCCTCGGCGTAGTCGCGGCCAGAGCCCCATGCGGCCTTTTCCTCTTCGAGCGGCATCGAGTACGGCCCTTCGATGAACGTCTCGATTCCGCTCCGGCGGATCACGATGAGCGTCGCGTCGCCATCACGCGCTTTGGCCGGGAAGTCAGCGGGCACGGCGCCTGCCTTGAACCATTCCCGCATCTCAGCAGCGACGTCCCAGTTTCCAGTGACGCCGAGCAGCACGTCACCGTGCTTCTGAATCTTCGTGACCGTCCTGGCGATGCCGCCGCCGGAGGTCGCCCGGCGATCCGCAGCAAGCGTCTCGCCATCCCATGCAATTACGGTCATTTCACGCCCTCCCGATGCACGTGCCACCGGGACCGAGAGCCGGCCCGGGCGGAATACCGAGGACTCCGCACAGATTCCGGCGCCACTGGTTGTACAGTTTCGTCCGGTCCCGCACTTCGTCAGGGTTGTGCGTCCACACCGCGGCCTGGGCCGTGTCGAGGTTGTCGCTCGAGTCGGTGATTGCCTTTTCCAGCCCGTTCAACGTGGTCAGGAACTCGACAACCACCGCCTCCTCCGCCTCACTTAGGCTACGAAGACGATGGTCGAGCGACTGATACGTGAAAACGCCGGCTAGGCCCCATGCGAGATCGCGCGCATCACTGACGCCCGTGTCGCCCACAAGCGGGTAGCCCATGTAGCGCCGCGCGTCCACTTTCTGAGCGTCAGTCAGCATGAATTAGCCCTGGTTCGATGCGTCCAGCAGCGCTTGCAGGTCCGCCTTCTTGGCATCGGCGGGGAATTCGATACCCTTCTCGGTCAGCGCGGCTCGAAGCTCGGCAATGCCGGGAGCCTTGTCCGCCTTCTTGGCATCGGCGTCGAAGCGCTTGTGGAAGCTCTCGTCGAAATCTCCCTCGTTGATCAGCACGAAATCGCCCTGGTCTTCGCCCCACGGCTGTACTTTGATCGTCTTCATGTGTTCTTCCGGTAAATGGAACTCCCCGGAGCCGAAGCCCCGGGGGGGCGTAGCCTTAGCCCAGCAGGACGCCAGCGTGGCGGGGAGCGATCATCTTCACGCCCCATGCCAGGTTGACTTCGTATCGGACCTGACGCTTCTGCTTGTAGATGCAGAATTCGTAGGCGATGCCCGAAACCGGGTCCACGACGATCATCACGTCGTCCGCAGCGTCGCCGCCTTCCGGCATGGCCGGCGCGCGGGTGGCCAGTTGGATGGCCGAGCGCTGGAAGAACATGTTGCGGGTGGCTGCGGCGCTCACGGTGATGGCCGTTGCCGACGCCGGGATGGCCTTCTGCAGACCAGGTTCAGCGATGACGATCGTGCCGCCGTTTGAAACGTCGGTGTCGCCGGTCACCACCAGGTACTTGCTGCTGTCGCCGGCAAAGCTGATGACGTCGCCGGCGATCACTGTGCCGGTACCGGCGGAAGCCAGGGTGATCGAGGTCGCGCCCACGGCATAGCCAGCGGCGTTGGTGGTCGCAGCGGCACCGGTACCGGCCGCCACAGCCTTCTTCACCTGGGCCGAACTGTGCAGGTCGAAGCCTTCGACGTCGCCCAGCGTGCCGCGACGCAGAAGGTCGTCGGTGCCTGCTTCGTTCACCTTGAACAGGCCGGCCTGCTTACCGCGGATGTTGGCGGCGGCACTGGTGTCGAACACCATGTGCAGGTCCGACTGTGGCGCGCCGTTGTCCTCGAGGATCTTGCGCGACTGCGCGAAGTCCGACAGGTCCAGGGCCGTGCCGAACGGCGTCGTGCCCGGCGTGCCATAGGCGCGGCTGGCGTAGATGTGCAGGCCGCCGAGGTCGGATTCCACCTCGTTGGTCAGCGTACGCAGCGCCTGGGCGATGCGATCACGGTTGATCGTGCCCAGCGTGCCCGAGTTCTTCAGGCCCTTGGATTCCTCGCCGGTGATACCGAACGGAACCGAACGTGCCTTCTGAATCGTCATCTGCACGTTGTTGATGGTCTGATTCGGCGTGTCCGCAGCATAAGCCGCCGGCGTCAGATCCTCGGCGGTCATCGGGCCGACCACAGGCGACATCACGACCTCGCCCAGCGCCGCTCGTTCGGCGCCCGAGTCGCGCGAGACCGCCGGGATGAACCCCACCAGTTCGCGGGACACGACGTCCATCGCTTCGTAGATGGTCGGGATGAGGCCCGTGAGCGTCAGCGTGCCCGACACCATGCCGCGTGTCGGAGTGCGGACGGCGTCCTGCATCATCTCGTAGAGATAGCCGGTCACCTTCGCCACGGTGGCGGCCGGGTACACCGCGACCACGGTCGAGACCACGGCCAGTGCGGCAAAGCGCAGTTTCGAGAAAGTGCTCTTCATTTCGATTGACCCTTAAAAGAAAATGGCCGCTCTAGGCGGCCGGGGATTTGGCTGGGAGGATGCTTAGTCGGTGATCACCGTGTTCGCATCGCGGCCCGCTGCGGCCTGATCGGCCGGGCTCAAGGCCGCGAACTGCGCGCGGGTGATCGTCTTCTTGCCGCCACCGCCACCACCACCCTGGGAACCGCCGCCAGATGCCTGCGATCCCTTGAGGATGCTGTTCTTGTGGGGGTAGCTGTCCACCATGATCTCGAGCGCCTCTTCGAAGTCCGCCGGCTCGCCGTGGCGAACGCGGCTGAAGATCGTCTGACCGTTGGCATCCAGCGCCACGGTTTTGCCGTTCTCGACCTTGAAGCGATTGCCGAACGCCGCTTGAACCATGTCCGCAGGCACAGCAACCTTCTCAGCGATGAACTTCGACCGCGCGAAGGCTCCGCCGATCTTCTCGCCGTAGAGCTGCTGTTCGAGGTCTTTCGACTTCGTGACGTAGGGCTCGTACTCGGCCTTGACCGAGTCGATGGCCGCCTGCTTGATCTTGTCGACTTCGCCGGCATCCACCAGCTTCTTGTCGTCCAGGTTCTTCACCGTGCTCAGCGCCTTGATGGCAGCCGCGGGATCTGTGATGCCTTCGAACGCCTTCAGGGACGTTTCGGCCTTCTCGGCGCGCTCGCGATGGCTCTTCGCCTCGCCGTTGAGCCGGGAGATGTTCGCGACCGTGCCGTCGGCGTCGAAGGGCGTTTCCGACCCACCGGCGTTGATGAACACGGGCAGCTTTTGGCCGTTGACTTCCTGCGTGACGATGTTGCCGTCGGCGTCGTACTTGAATGGCATGGTGGCTTTCCTTGGGCATCCGCCCTGATCTTGTGCGGCATCCGCCGCGATTCGCCCTACGGCATCCACCGTATGTGGGCAATGAAGAGGCCGAAGCGGTTAGGCTGCGGCCGGCGTAGCTGGTTTTGGGGCAGGAACGGACTTTGGCGCGTTGGCTTTGATCCGGTTCTTCTCTTCTTCCCACTTCAGTTCAGGTCTGATCAGTCCGCGACGCTGCCCTTCATGGAATAGCGACTCATCGGAGAACGTGCCGTCGACGTTCATCTCGCGCAGCAGGTCCATGGAAGCGTCGGCCAGTGAGTCGACGCCGTAGTCCTGGAAGATTTGGACGTTGCCGCCGTCGTCTTCTCCAACCCATTCCGCCATCAACTGGAGCGCCTCGTCGAGCGAGTTCTCCAGACCTTGAGCGATCCGCTGAAGCGTGCACATACCTGGCTCGTTGTCGGCCTCGGTCTGCGTGATGCTAGTGTTGCCGGGCTTGATAACGAGGAGTTCCGCGCCGATCTGGCGCATCATGTCCTCAAGATCCAGCAGCGACAGCCGGCCAGCCTCGATAGCGGCGCCCGTGTGCTCGACGTACTTCAGGTCGCCCTTCTCGTCGTCCGACGTGATTGCGGACGAAGCGCCGATCACGATCGCACTGTTGCCCTCCTCGTCAACCGACAGCTTCCTGGCGAACAGGATGGGAACCCGGGCGACGTGCAGAATGGTCTGCTGATCGCTCTTCGACTGCCAGTGCTCGACGTTCAGGTGCGCCAGCTCCAGCAGCGGCGGCGTACCGGTCATGAAGCCCGTCCGCTTGCCGTAGACCGG